TGGCGATGATGTACAACAAGCAATACCTTGCAATTCTGACACAACTTGACCTCACGACCAAGACGATTGAAATCAGCACATCGGACGATGAGGATCTGTGATAGCTTGCAAATACATTTCCAACTATATTGATCTAGTCCGCAGCGGCAAGCGCCGCGTCTGCAAAGAGCAGCTTCAACTGGTTGATTTCGTCGAGAAGGTTTTTGACACGGAAAGCGTCTATGTTGACGAAGCACAAGCTGACCGATACATGGCGTTGCAAAAATATTTTCCTTATCAGCTGTTTACATGGGAAAAGTTTTGTTTTGTCTTACATAACTGCACCTATTCAGCGCCGGGCATTCTGAGATTTCCAAATCTGTTGATAATTGTCGGACGCGGAGCCGGAAAGAATGGTTATCTTGCTTTTGAGGATTTCGCGCTGACGACACCGATCAACGGCGTGCAGGAATATGACATTGACATTTGCGCAACCGCCGAAGATCAGGCAAAGACTTCCTACATGGACATATACAACATGTTGGAACGAAACAAAGCGAAAATGCAAAAGCACTTCCGCTGGAATTTGGTCGAGATCAAAAATCTGAAAACGCAATCGAAAATCAGATATAGAACGTCAAACGCCAAGAGCAAGGACGGCGGCAGACCGGGCAAGGTCGATTTCGACGAGTATCACGCTTATGAAAACTATGATCTGATAAACGTATTCGAGACCGGTTTTGGAAAGAAGCCGCTTCCGCGTGAAACGATCACCACAACGATGGGCGACGTTCGTGACGGTCCTCTTGACGAGCTGTTGGCGGACGCGCTGTCTATCCTCAACGGCGACGCGCCGGACAATGGCATGTTGTGCTTCATTTGTCGGCTGGACAGCATTGATGAAGTTTATGATGAATTGAATTGGTATAAAGCCAATCCGTCGCTTGAATACTTCCCTGTTCTCCTTGACCGTATGCGGAAGGAATTCGCAGACTGGAAGAATAACAAGACCGGACACGCGGCGTTTATCACTAAGCGCATGAATATCCCATTCGGAACTGATGTCACACTGGTGACGGACTGGGAGAACGTCGCGGCGACAAATCGCCCGATGATCGACCTTGAAGGCAGACCGTGCGTTTTCGGAATTGACTACGCTATGATTTCCGATTTTCTCTCTGTCGTCCTGAAATTCAAGGCTGACGGATTGATATATATAAAAACACACAGCTGGGTATGTAAGAACAGCAAAGACTTGTCAAGGATCAAATTCCCTGTTGCGCAGGCAGCAGCGGAAGGACTGTTGACAATGGTTGATGATGTGGAGATTTCGCCGGAGTTGCCTGTCGAATGGTTGGCGGAACAGAAAAAGAAATACAACATCATTGCCGGAGCGCTGGACAGTTACCGCTTCACGCTGCTGAAAAAGTACCTAGAAGGAATAGGATTCGACCCCTACAAGGACGGCGCGGACAATCTCAAACTGGTACGCCCTTCCGATGTGGTTCAGGTTCAACCAACCGTCAAGAGCGATTTTGACAACCAGCGCATTATTTGCGGCGATAATAAACTATTCCGATGGTATGTGAATAACACGAAGCTGGTACCGATCAAGGGAAAGCAGTACCAGACTGAAAATTATACATTCGGCAAGATCGAGCCGAAAAGCAGAAAGACAGACGGCTTTATGGCTTACGTCGCGGCGAGCACGCTCGACGAGAAATTGAACGAGACGACCGTCAGCACGACCATGTTTGACCTTATGACGGTGCATAGTTATTAAGGAGGTGAGAAATTTGACTTTTCTTGACTTTATCAAGAGCAAATTGTTTGGAAAAGATGAATATACCGTGAAATCAAAAGATATTACGGAGTTTATCGAAAAGCGAGAAGCAAGTAAGTATTATCTCACCAAAATTGCACTTTTCACGGCGATCGACCTTATCGCGAGAACGTTGTCAAAATGTGAATTTGTGACTGTCCAAAATGGTAAAGAATACCGCGGTGCGGAGTATTATCTCTGGAATTATAAGCCAAACAAGCACCAGACAAAGGCTGAATTTGTGGTGCAACTGATTTCGACCTTGATTTTCCGCAACGAGGTACTTGTTTTTGAAACGTCAGACCGGCAACTGCTGATTGCGGATAATTTCGGCTTGCAGGAGTACGCCGTCACCGACGATATTTTTACCAACGTGTTTTCACGCGGCTGGACTTCTCCGAGAACATATCGATCTAGCGACGTGCTCTATCTGAAATTGAACAGCTTTAGCCTGAGCAACCTCTTGTCTGACATGTGCGCGACATATCAACGCTTGATGGATTCAGCCGACGAACGCTATAACAAAGCCGTCGGACACAAGGGCATTTTGACGATCTCCACAAGCGCGACCGGCACGCAAGACTTTCAGAAGCGATACAACGAGTTATTGAATGAGCGTTTTGTCGATTATTTCAACAAAAAGAACGCCGTTTTGCCGCTGTTTCAAGGGTTCAATTACTCTGAGCCGTCAACGGAAGCAGGAAAGACAACGAACAGCGAGATAAACGACCTTCAAAAGCTGCGGCAGGAATGCTACACCATTGTCGGGAACGCGCTGCACATTGCTCCTGCGCTGCTGTCCGGCGACGCTTCCATGCTGAAAGACGCGACCGACGCGTTTATTTCAAACGCTGTCGACCCCTATGCCCGTTCTCTGGAGCAGGAAATCACCGTCAAGCGATACGGAGAAAACGATTTTCTGTCCGGCAACTATATGTTCATTGACACCACGTATGCGAGACACATGGACGCGATCAGCAACGCCGTGAACGTAGACAAGGCAATCGCCGCCGGAGTATTAAGCCCGGCAAAGGCTCAACGGTACTGTGGAATGTTGCCGACGACGGAAGAATGGGCGCAGGATTTCTATATGACGAAGAATTACCAGAGCGCAGAACTTTCGCTGAAAGGTGGTGAGAATGATGAAAACCAACAGATTTGAGATCAAGCAGATTGGCGAGTTGAATATCCTTGAAATCTACCTTTATGGAGACATCGAGGGCGATTATTACGACTGGTGGACTGGAAAGCTGATTGAATCAACCACGTCGGCAAAGTACATTCAGAACGTTATCGCCACAGCCGGGCGTTTTGACGGTATCAACGTATACATCAATTCTATGGGCGGCAGCGTCTATGAGGGCGTCGCCATCAACAACATTCTGAAACGGTCAAGCGTGCCGGTATACGTGTATATTGACGCGTTCGCCTATTCCATTGCAAGCGTCATCGCTATGGCTGGCACAAAGATTTTCATGCCAAGCAACGCAACTATGATGATCCATAACGCGATCATGGGTTGTTATGGTAACTCTGCGGAGCTGAGAAAAGCGGCGGACGACCTCGACGTTATCAATGAAGCGTCCTGCAACTCTTATCTCGCGAAGTCTGACAAGCTGAGCCGCGAGGAATTGACCGCCATGCTTGACGCGGAGACATTTCTCACCGCTGATAAGGCGCTGGAGTATGGGTTAATTGACGAAATCATCGACCCGGTCAATGTGGAGGATTCGCTTGAAATCGTGCAAAAAGCGATGGAACGAAAAAATCCGTATGCGAAGAAAGCGTTTGAGCAGATCAAACATATTGAGCCAAAACAGGCGAATGAACCGCCGAAGCCTCCGGAGCCGGAACCGGTCAAAGAGCCGGAGCCAAAGGAGCCGGAGCAGAAAGCAGAACCGTCACCCTTTGACTGGTTCAAAGAAAATTTCAAATTTTAGGAAGGAATGAAAGCAAAATGAAGAACAAAGACACCAACAAGACCGCATTGCAGGCGTTCCGTCAGGATTTCCGTGACGGTCTCGAAAACAAGGATCTCGACAAAGTGACTCAGGCGTTTGAGACCTACAGTCAGAGCCTTGTGGACGACCTCGCAGACGCGGCGAACGAATTCAAGCAGACCGCAGACCAAAGCGTACTTACCGCGCGCGGTATCAGAACGCTTACCAGCGCAGAGCAGAAATTCTACACTGATTTTGCGGAGTCCGCAAAGGCGCGCGACCCGAAGCAGGCGCTGACCGGTCTCGACCTCACTATCCCCGAGACCGTGATCGACACCGTGATCGCGGACATTCAGAACGACCATCCGCTCCTGTCCTACATCGACATGACCAACACCTATGGCAAGGTCAAGTGGATCATGGCAGAGGACAAGAGACAACTGGCACAGTGGGGCGCTCTCACCACCGCTATCACTCAGCAACTTTCCGGCAAGATCAAGGAGATCGAATTCGGCACCAACAAGCTGACCGCTTACGTCGTTGTGCCTAAAGACCTTATCGCGCTCGGTGCAAGCTACATCGATGCTTATGTGCGCACGCTTCTCTCTGACGCGCTGGCTTGTGGTATGGAATACGGCGCGATCCGCGGTACCGGTAAGAACATGCCCATCGGTATGACGCGCGACCTCGACGTTTCCGGCACTGAGCCCGGCACTTACGCCGAAAAGACCCCCGTCACCGTCACCTCTTTTGACATCACCTCCTACATGGCGCTTGTGGCACAGCTTGCCACCAAGCCTGCGGCAGAGGGTGAGACCGTCGGCAGACCGAGAGCTATCAGACGTGTCGGTCTGATCGTCAATCCCACCGACGCGCTCACCAAGATCATTCCGGCGACCACCGTACTGGCGACCGACGGCACTTACAGCCGCAACGTGTTCCCCTTCCCGACCGAGCTTATCACCTGCGAGGAGTTGCAGCCC